TCACCATTCATTTTGGTGTGAGTCATTGCTAATTGAATCTTGTCAATTACTTCTTGTGTTAGTCTCATATCTTAGTGGCAATAGTATCTAAAATCATTCCTTTATATGATTTACAATCAATGGTTAGGAATGGTTGGTACTTAACAACCTTCATCTTTACATCATTCCATATGGGATCAGATAAAACTTTACTAAACTCAGTAACAAATCCTAAACAATGATCTAAGACTACCAAGGTTTCTAATGATACATCATCAGCAAGGTAATGTTTGATAAGTTTAGGATGCTGTCCCGATTTTACTTCAAAGATCTTATCGAATGCCTCATTAAATGGGAACTCATAATCATCAAGGAGTAAATACACATCCTGTTTAAATTTATAACCGAATGACTCTTGATGTATTTTCCATTTAGTGTAGGCATCCCCACTAAAATCTCTAAGATATCCTTTAGGGTTATCAATAAAGTTGGAAACAAAATAACCTAGCATTTCCTCAGAGGAATACTTGGTTGCTAACTTCTTAAAGAAATACCTGTCTCGTCTTTCTTCAAATGCCTTTTCACTAGCACGGACTCTACCATTATAAAGTTTGTAATCGTACTTTAGTTTAGTGAAATGTTGTTTGAGTGCAAGGTACATCTTATAACACTCAAACCCCGTCACAATGGTAAGACTCCTTTAGTTGTTTGCTTCATGTAATTCAGTCGTTGTGCCTCGTGTCTTAATCTTTCCTTCAATGGTTTAGATACTAACTTAGGTACAGTTTCTAACTCGACTTCATTCTCTTGGCAGTAAGTTACAATAGCTTCTAGGTATGATATTAAACCATTAGAAGTTTTAACCAAACGCTCGATCTCTTGTGAGAACTTTGTTGGAGTTAAAAATTTATCGTCACCTTTAGTATCTTTAGGCATTTTTTCCCCTAACAAATTCTTCAATGTAGGACTTAAGTAATTGTAAATAGTCATCAAGATTGTACTTCTGAAATACTTGAGTACTACCCTCTTCTGTTGCGATAAGTGTGACAATTTTCTTGACCTCAATACCTGAACGTTCAAGGAACATCGCTGCGTATGCAGTCTCTTGAACAAAGTAATGTTCAATCCAATCTTCCTTTTTATCTTTAGTCGAAGTTTTAAAATCGATCACTGCTAACTCTCCATCAAACTCACCTATACAATCAACTCGACCTGCGAGTCCAAGGTAATGGGAGTAAAGGAAAGTCTCTAAGCAATGTATCTTATCGATACGATTGAGAGTATCCCTCGCTGTCTGAAACATTCTAACAGATAATGGATTATTTTCCAAGTAACTATCAAGATTTAAGTCACCTTTAACATAATCTTCTGTGATGCTATGAAATGCTGTGCCTCTTTGAGTTGCTCTAGCAGTAATACGATTCGCCTCTGACTCACCAATTTTCTTTCTCCAATTTTTGAAGAACGCTGCGTTCTTAAACGATGTGATTGAGGTAACGCTTGGATAATATTTATCCGCACCAGGAATAGGGTAAAATCTTACCCCATCTTTATTCACAGGTTCGACCTCTTGGATACCGAGGTCAACATCAACAAAAGTAAAACTCATTAAGAAAAACCTAGATTATATTTTGAGATTAGATAGTTTCTAACCAGACCTGAACGAACGATGTCATCTATACCAAACTCTATACAACAAAACTCTTTCATCTCCTCAAGGATCTTAATAAAGTTATGGATACCAGACTTCTCATTCTCCCTTGTGAGATCACTCTGTTGAATGTCTCCACAGAACATGATCTTAGAGTCCTCACCTATGCGAGTGATCATTGAATCAAGTTCATGGAAGTTGAGATTACTGAACTCATCTACAATAACAATAGTATTATCAAGGGTAACACCCCTAATAAAAGACGTAGACCAGAAATCAATAGTGTCTTGTGCTCTGAGGTTGTCATACAACATCTCAAATGAATTATCATCAGGCATACTAAACATATACCTGACCATATTCTTGTATGGAATCTGATAGAGATAGGACTTGTCCTCATGATCTCCTGGTAGGAAACCAATCTCTCTTGTAGGTACTAATGACCTTACGATTACTATTTTATCATAAGGTGTGGATTCGTCAAGTACTTCTTGCAATGCAAGATACAATGTGATAAATGTTTTACCTGTACCAGCAGCACCATGTAGAAGAAGATTCTTACCGTCTTGATAACACTTGAAAGCAGCCTTCTGATTATCAGTCAGAGGCTTTATCTCAGTCATGTAAGACTTATCAATGGGCTTCTTACGTCTCATTTGCTTCTTGGACATGGGTTGGAGTGGTGCAGTACCATTTCCATTACCGTTTGTTTTTTTTCTAGCTCTTGGCATTTAGGTGAAGCGACTCAGGTTAGCAGTAGGATGGTGTTGTTGGACTTTAGACATTACTTCTTTGAATCCATCATCCATTTTAGGAGTACCGTAAGTAACACCACCTACACCAGCAGTCCAGTCCTTATCCCATTCAGGATTGTCCTTTCTCCACTCGTCGTACTCCTTCATAGTCATAGAGAGTTCTTTCTTCTCTTGAGTATTCTTATTTATTACTGGGTATGTTGGCATTACCTAAACCTCTTTGATAGTATCATTTCTTGTGCAAAATCATTAAGATAACTCTTAAGGAGTGCCCAACCAGCAAGTGCTGCTTTGCCTTGAATCTCTTCAAACATATACATGTTCAATCGGAAAGCATAATTTGCTTCTGCAATTAGATTATTGATCTGTGATTGATCTACATCTAAGTTATCTAGCACTGCTCTATAGTTATTCTTAAAGTCTTTAGCGTTCTGTATACTAGGAAACTCATAGAAGTTTAAACCTTTGCCTACAGGAGGTTGTAGGACACGCTGAGTGATCTCTTTAAGTACTTGTCCACCAGATAGATCACCAATGTATCTTGTATAATGATGAGCAATAAGAAGATAAGGATCCTTTTCTGCCACCTCATTAATCCTATAGCAGTATGTGTTACATGCTTCAGAAGGTATTTGTTCATCCTTCCATGTAGGACCATAATAATATTCAAGATCTAATTCTAAAGACTCCTTACGTTCAAGTGCTTCAGATTTAATTGCTTTTACCAGAGGATCTTCTGTCTCTCTGATACGTTGCTCCATAGTATCATAAACATAATAAAAATTAGTAAGCAACTGACGATACTGTTTAGGATCTAATACCCCACGCAGAAATGATGCAACAAACTTAGTGTTCTCTGCTGCTGAATGAGACTTCTTAGTGCCTTGCTTAAGTTGTACTGCTAAATCCATTCTAGTGCCTCCGCTATGGTAGGGAACTCTTTAACAAAGATAGATCTACATGCCTCTGCAATATCCATGTGCTCTTTCTGAGTACCATGTGCAGAACGTAGGTCTATGTAATGTATCCATGACCGTGCTGAACCAGTCATGTATATTCTAGTAGGTGTGGACAATGGTAGAACAAACCTAGCACACTCCTTTGCTATACCAGCATGAAGCATACTCTTATATAGATCAATGCTCTGATTGAAAAGAGTTCTAATCTCCTTATGAAATCTTTCAACCACTGCAGGATCTACATCATCAACACTGTTCTGTCTGTTCTTATCATCCTGACTACGTAATTCAGGTAAAGGTATGTCCTCTCTAATATAAGAGACATCCTGATACCTCTGTGAAAATTCTTGATAGGTGAATGATCGGTGTCTAAGTATCTGTGCAGCAAGACCACGTGTAGTCTCAATCTCCAATGTCAAATGTGCCTGTTCAAATACAGACCAATGACCATGCTTAATACAATACTTTAACAACCCTTTTACATTAGGGTTGTCCTGATTATTAGGATTGCTCACACGAGCAATGTACCCTATAGTTTTTTCTGCATCAGGAGTTACAGAAATTTTAGATACCTTCATTTCAATTCATGAGTATAATCAAAGAGCAATTTTATCAACCAACACAATACTAATGCTTGTAAGTATGTAAGGGTTGCAAATCCAAATAGACCTGGTATCAACCAGTTCCATAGGTACTTAACAATTAACGGTTTAACAAAGAATGTTACAGCACCAGCAAGTGCCTTATAACTTTCTTGTCTCTTCTCTTCCTCTGTCATTTCACTAGGAAGTTTAAACTTTGCGTATGCACTCATTTTCTTTTACCTTTTTTCTTAGGTGGTACAGGTTCATTAGGGTCTCTCCATCTTGCTGGAGGAACTCTACCTTCTGCTTGTCTGAACGATACGAAATCTTTTTTATAGAGATCATAGTAATAATCAAAAAGATCTACTGCTTTTGTAGCAACAGATAAATCATAACGATCTTTACCATCTACCTTATATTGTACAAGGTAGGCAGTATAAGGTAGCTTAGTATCTTGTGCGTCTTCTAACGTACAATTCTCTTTTAATACCTTCATGAACGTCCACCCCATTCAATAGTGGGGAATGCTTCTGTGATAACTGCTTTAGTGATCCTCTTATATTTTTTATTAAGAGCACCATCTTTAACTAAGCAAAGAAGTTCTGCTTCTTCAGCAGACAATCCTTCCAGAAGTTGAATGAACATAGACTCTCTCTTTGCACGAGGTAATCTTGGATCACCGCCTCTAAAGAAACGAAATAATCCTCTGTACTCAGACTCTATACGAGTATGATCTGTACCTACAGGTGCATCATTAGGTGTGTATGGTACCTCACCTTCTGGCATTAAGGATACAATACTCTCATCGAAATTAATAATCATTAACTGACGCAATGCAGTACTGTTATTATCTCTCAGGAGTTTTACCTTCTCTGCTTTTGTTTTTGCATTAGAGACCTTGCGTAAGATCTCACTAAGAAGCAACCTAGTGTTGCTATTATCAATGTTTTTAGTTGGCATGATTAAAATTAATCCTCATCATCGTCATCATCTAGTGTTTGATCCTCCCAAATCGTATTTTGTGGACGTATGTAAATAAGTTCATCGTGTATGATGTTCCCATCTTCGTCTAACATTTCGGGGTGAGTAACTGACTTAGCATAAGCAGCGTTTTCGATGTAATCTTCAACGTATCCTTTTGCTAACCAAGAAACTGTAATACCGAGAATGAAAGCACCGACTATAGCAAAGCAAACTAATGCAATTTCCATAGTTACCTCTTCTCGCTGAAATTATTTAGAGAGTTTCTTGCGACCAGGTTTACGATCTATTTCGTATTGCCTAGCGTCATGTAAGATGCTATAAAGATACTTCCTGATTTTCCTTGCTCTTGGTTTACCGAGATGACCATAAGCCTCTCTCAGTATTTTATGTTCGGAATCAGAACCACCTTTAATGTACGCATCAAGGTCAGATATAGTTAAGGCAAGGTTGCCAGCAGTAGAAGACTCAATGAAGTCTCTAACATAGGAACGAGTAGCCTTAGTATCCTTCAGGTAATTATAACACCTAAACAGATATTTGTCATCTTTAAAAGCAGCATCAAGTGCTTTTTCTACTAGGTCATAAAGGTCATCCATAAGAAATGTTTCCAGTAATCACGCTTCTACCATCTGAACGAGTGGGTGGAACCCAATGGTAACAATGAGGTAGAAAGTATATAACAGTACCTGTCTTGGGTGGTATCTGTATACCCTCCAGAACAAATGGTGCTGAGTCATCAGGCACGTTTGCATAATAACAAAAGGATAAGGCATACGGATAATGGTTGTGCCTTATCACACCATCTCCAGCATTATATACTATTCCCCAAACTTCTGCAAGCTTAAATCCATTTATGTTAAAACTATGTTCACCACCACCTTCCATATATTGATTGTAATTATCTGAATCATATGGTCTATCTGACGTAAACCTATGTGCTACCTCTGGTACTTGCGACATAATAAAAGAGAGTAGACGGTCAACCGTACCTATCTCTCTACGATGGAGATCAAAACCTGTACGGTTTCCACCACCCGCTACTGTCTCTATTACATTTGAGTTAATTGTTTCATGTAACTCAGAACTATCATCAAGGTATTCATTTATCTGGAAACAAGCAAGAGGATTATTATTTCCTTGACCTGCTGTGTGTGCCAGTGGCAAGTTAAACATTATACAAGATTATTTTCACGCAAATATTTAACAGTTTCTGTACACCCACCTAAATTATCTGCACCTAACTTGACTTGAGGAAACGTAGATCCTTCCCCAAACTCCTGATAGAATGCTTCACTGTCGAAGTGTTCATCCAATTTATACTCTACAAAATTATAACCTTTACCATTTAAAACTTGTTTAACTGTGCTGCAATAGTGGCAACCTTCCTTAGTGTAAACTGCGAAATTCATATTAGTAATGCAATTAAAAATAAAAAAGGGGATCATTGATCCCCTTTAATGATCCATCTCGAACGGATCTATTTATAGTCCGACTTAGAATACGAACTTAAGACCTACCTTAGCACCCCAGTCAACGATGGTGTCGCCAGAAGCGTCTTCGCCATTAGAAGCACCAGAGATTTCTCCGTATACGTCTGTAGACTCAGCAACTGCGAAAGAAGCACCGATCTTACCAGAAAGTTCTGTCTCAGTATCATCAGAAGATTCTGAATGATTTAGAGAAGGACCACCTTGGATGTAGTATGCAACTGCACCTTCAGAAGTTGTGCCTTCATAACCGATGTGAAGATCAGTTGCTGCTGCAGAGTACTCTCCATCAGGATATGAAAGGTTGCTCTCAACGTTCACGTAAGGACCAGCAAAAGCTGCACCAGCGAGAAGGAATGGAGATGCTGCTACTGCAGCGATTGTTGA